TCTTGCTTTCTTCTTCGTCTTCGATCGTTGTGCCGCTCATTTCATTGTTGAGCTTGCGCGCCTCTTTGGCGTCCTGTTTTATTCTTTCATACTCTTCGCGCCACTCCTTAATGCTCGGAATAAAATAGGCCTCTACTCCATAGATGGCTTTGAAATTCTTGCCCTCGGACTGCATCTTTTTGAGGTGCAGGAGTTGGTGACTGAAACCATTCATATTTCCGTGATCTGTCAGCGCTAGCGCTTGCGCACCGTTTTCGTAAGCGAAATCCATATGTTCTGGCGGATATCCAATGGCATCGAAGATGCTTCCCGCAACGCTGTGCGCATGCAGCCCAACGAATGGGATTGAGGGTTCTTTTCTATTCACTATCGTCTTCTCCTATGCTGATGTGACCAGTGACAAAACCGTAGGGTCGTTTGACCTGTTCGTGGTGTCCTGATATTATTAGTTTACAGTACTGAGCCCACGTTGTCAAGTCATAAAACCAAGGAAGTTCATTTATTGTTGCACTCGATAGATCGGCGTCTTTAAAAACGTCTAGCAACTTAAAATGTCTAGATTTTCTGCGCTCTTCTGGGGGGAGTAGTTGGCTGGGCATCTCGCCCTCAAGTGGTGGGTAGTAGGAGCGAGAATTTGATTTGATAATGTTTTTTGCTCGGCGCCATTCTGCTGTATCAAATGTAAACCCTAGAGGGAGCCCATCACAAACAGTCTTTCCCTCGTACGAAAAATAAAACGGCGCCTTTCGACTCATCTTTTGGCGCGCCCTCTTAACTTCTTCTAAATCACACACCCCAAAAGGAAAGCTCACATAATATCGATCAGGAATCAGCCAGCGGCCGAGTCGTCTGCAGATCCAATATGCAACGTTCGCCCCGTGAATGATGGACCAGGCATAGCAATCATATTTGTCTCGATGTTTGGGGTGAATAGGCACGTAGTAAATAGGGATAGACACGTGCCCCTCCTTGGGATATTTTACATATCGGCCGGCTTCGATGGTATATAAATCTTCTACCCAGTCTCCCACTTTATGTTTAATAAGCGGAGCTATGTCGTCATTGCATATTATCCAAATAGTTTCACAGCCAGCATAGGAGCACTCCGCTACAGATTTTTCAATCAAGTTAAAGTCGGGTGCGAGTGGCATAAGACTATCATGACCCGGAAGATTAAATTCCCCCGAGGATGCGGCCACGGGAATAATGCCAGCCAAATGAAAGGCTTGCTCGTTCTGTGCTGCTACTTGCATTCTGGCGGGTCGCCATAAAAGATGTTGGAAGGAGGATCTTCGCCGATGATAAACTCTTTTTCATTTTTATAGATTTCTCTCCTATCGTGTTCCAATACGATATTAAGGTGATGGCTTTTATCTCCAAAATGCCTTTCGGGGCCCCGTACTCCATTTTCCTTAATAAGCTTCATTGCCGCAAACTCGGCTGCAGTTTCTGAGTATTCAAACGCTTGGAGCTTATCAAAAGGTATGCGTGATTTAGTGTAGCAGTCTTTAAAGGTTCCGTCGTTCCCATCTTTGCGCACAGAGGGGTAAAATACCAACTTTTTAACAAAATCAGCCGAAGTAAGCATCTTGAGCGCCGCCTGTTTGGCGCCTCGTCTCACATTAAACCAGTCGTAGACAATATAATCTTTTACTTTTTCTTCAGCTTCTATTCCTTTTACTTTTTCCATATCAGAAATATAAACCTCTTCGAAATGAATTTTGATTAATTTGTGAAACTCTGTGGTGATGTGTGCCGTCGACGACTCTATTCGAATACTCTCTATTTCTGATGGGATGGGCGTAAGGCCCCGCATCCCTAAATCAAAAAGCAGCCGATACCACTTCAGCGCATCTTCTTTTTCTTCAATCGGGTGGGGGCCCATCATACCATTAACCAACACCATGGCATTATTGGCCATAGCGAACTGGAAAGCTTTCAAGCTGTAGCCAATAACTAACTTTTTTGTATTTAACTCGGGGGCGTCTATGACAAACTCCCAACCACATAGTTTTCTTTAACTATGGTAAAAGTATTGCCCTTGTACTGAATATCTTGAAGCATCTGGGCCTCCACTACCAAGACAGAACCTTCAGTCCAGCCTGTCTCTCCGGCTGCCAAAACGCGCACGGCGGCGAAGGGGCTTTCTGCCTGTCGATAGCCTTGCGGGAGCAGCACTCCTGTTTCTTCTTTGTTTTCTTTTAATACCTCAACGTAGAGGTTATTATTAGCTGGTGTAAATGTCATTTTGTTTTTCCTTCATAATGGTCTGCGAGAATGCACGCGGTGCAGCGCGACGTTAAGCCGTCTTTCCTCTGCCTATTTTTATAAAAGCTCTCACGCGGCTGGGCATTGCAGCATTCAATACACACCTTGGCGCCAGCGGGAGCAGCATCGCGGGCTTCGACAAAAGTTAACCATCGAGCATAAGGCAGATTGCTCTTTTTTTCATTACAGGGGCGACAACAAGACGTTACATTTTCTATAATGTATCCTTTTGTGCTGTCCATGCGATCTAAACCAATAGTCTCGATATCCGAATTACAATAGGTGCAAGGCTTTTGCCAAAACTCGATAAACTGCTCGTAGGTTAACTCAAAGGCACAGGGCCGTGTACGATCTCGTGCACTGCATTTGTAAGACTGGTATCTTCCCCTTTTTGAGTGGGAATATTTTCTACGGCGCTCCAAATAGTGGTCCCTATTCTCCGCGATCCACTGCTTTCGAGCCGCACGATAGTGCTCCGGATTGGCCGCATAGCGGGCCCGGGCTTGAGCACGAACCTTATCAATATTTTTTGCAAGCCAATCTCTCTTTATCTCTCTAAACCAATCTTTGCGTGTAGAGCGGTATTCTTTACACCACGCCGCGTGAGCCTCTTTATTTTCCTGGTAATACTTTTTTTGTAGCTTGCTTATTCTCTCTTTATTCTCTTGATAATAAGCGGCCACACACACCTTACACTTTGCCACATAACCGCTCACATGGCTGCTGTTCCGGTGAAACTCACTCACCAACTTGGTTTGAGTGCACTTGGCACATGTCTTTTCTAAAATCTCATTCACTGCTCACCCACATTTTGCATACCCACAAGCTTTGCATGTAACGCACCCTTCCATATATACAAGCCCCTCTGTTTTGCATTCGGAACACGCTTTTTCAGAAGCATTGGCTCCATTAGTGATATACCCCTTTAGAACCCTAGAAACACCCTTGGCAAAACTAAACAAATCGGCATCGCGATCCTTTTGCAGCTGCTCCACCACATACTGAATATTTGCTCCGGTCCGGAGTGCTAGCGATATCATCCGAGTGAACGCTGAATGATTTGGGTTGTCGAACGCTCTCACTAGGTCTTTTACTATTACTGTGTCGCCGTTTGTTCCAATCTGCAAGTCATAAACCGCATTCATTGTTTTTCTCGGGTGTTTAACCAAAGTGCCCTCAGCCTTGGCGCGAGGAATCTCAATAAGATTAGAGAGACCCCCCATAACTTCGTAGGGCTTGCCGTCCATAAGCCCCACCATAATTACCCATTTCTCTCCTTGTATGGTGGTGTGATGGATATTACAGGGAAGTTCCAGCGGCCGCTTGGGCGCGGTGTGATGCGGAAATCGCTCTTTCCCCTTCTCCACCAAAACGCCCGATCGAGATCCCTCAACGTATACTGTGACTCCTTTAAGGCCCCGTTTCCACCCTTCCATATAAATATTAGCCACAACCTGCGGATCTGTGCCTTTCGGAAGATTGATGGTGGAACTAATAGAGTGGTCAATGCTTCTCTGGATTGCTGCCTGTACTTCAACGCGCTGCGCCCACTCAATGTCTGCCGATTCAACAAAAAAGTTAGGAATCTTGTCGGTGTTAAACATCGTTAGATATTCGCGCACGTTGTGGTGAAATACTTTATATTCCAACCACTTGTCTCCCATCTCATCAACATAATCCGCTTCCAGATCCTGCTCGTTGTGTGAAAGTTTGCGTCGGCGAATATAACTATTGCGATACACTGGTTCTAGGCCTGAAGAAGTTTGAGACATAATGGAAACAGAGCCCGTGGGTGCGTTGGTGAGGATAGAAATATTACGACGTCCAAAAGTCTCAATTTTTTCAGACAGATTTTTTGGGAGCCTTTTGATATATGAGTTTTCTTTCTCCTTTGACCAATCGAATATCGGAAATGCGCCGCGTTCTTGTGCCAGGTACACACTCTCTGCATACGCCGTGTCACGAATTGTTTGGTAAATCTTTTCAACAATTTCAACGGCGGTGCCGGAATCATATGACAAACCAAGGCGCGCTAGCGCGTCGGCTAGCCCGTGCGTCCCAAGGCCTGTTCGGCGACCGTTTATACAGGCCGTGTGGAGGTTGTCCCATAGCTCCTTCTCGCTAGCGGTGTCGCATACCTCTTTAATTCTTTCAAGCTTCTCCACCTCTAGCTCTACAAGATCATCCGACAGTCGCATGCCTACTGAGGTTATCTCTTTGAGTTTATTAAAATCAAAGACGGCCTTCTCGCTGAAAGGATTGCGCACCAGGTGTTTAAGATTGAGGGAGACTAACCGACAAGAGTCGTAGGCGCTTAGGGGGATTTCACCGCATGGGTTCGTCGTAAGTGTACGAAATCCTTCATCTTTATAGCATTCTGCGGGAAGGTTATTAATAATATTGTCCCACATGAGGAGTCCCGGCTCGGCTGTGCTGGTTGCTGACTTAATTATCTCATTCCATAAATGTTCGGCTTCAACTTCTCTTGTGTGGGTGGGGCTTTCAGAGTCCACGGGAAACTGCAATGTAAATGATTGTTTGTTCTCCACTGCTCTCATAAACTCATCGCTTATTTTCACAGAGACATTGGCTCCTGTCACCTTCACCAGATTTTGTTTCATGGTAATAAACTTTTCGATGTCGGGGTGACGAATGTCCATGGAGATCATCAAGGCTCCTCGACGGCCGTTCTGTCCTATCATCCTGCATATATAAGAATAGAAGTCTGCAAAGGACCACGCTCCTGTGGTGGTTCTGGCAGAGTTGTTTACTTGCGCATTCTCTGGGCGAAGGTTGGAAATATCAAGCCCCACGCCGCAACGACGCTTGAATAAATTGGCGAGATGTTTTCCAGCGTCCACAATGGAGCTAATATTGTCGCAAGGAGACTCCACTACCACACAGTTAGACAAAGAAACATTAACATAATTGTTACCGACCCCCATCATTGGTGACCCCTGGGGTACAATGTATTTAAAGTTTTTAAAATAAGATAAGATTTCTTCTTCGGTCAAAGCGTTGCCGGCGAACTTTTCCTCAATGCGCGCGAACTCTCGCGCCATTCGTTCGTGCATGTCGGCAGGGGTTTTCTCTACAAAGGCGCCTTCATTGTCCCGCAAACAGTACTTGGTCATAAAAACGTTCGTAGCTAGTTCATCATTGTCAAAATATGTTAGGGTTGCTTCTCTCACCTCTTCTTCTGTATACATTTATCCACTCCCTCTTTTAAACTTCTTATATTTTTCAGCCAACTTTTGTTTCTGTACCTGGGGGCTTACTTCAATTTCTTCGTCTTCGTTCGGCTCTAGTACTTTGATTGATACCGTGCTGGTGTCCATGAAGAGTGGATATATTATACCATCTGGGCCGTTCCTATTTTTAGCAATAAATACTCTTCCTGTGTTTGCCAGCTTATCATCGGTGGTTCTCGAAATGCTGAAGATGAAATCAGAAACAAAGCATTTATTAAATGCTTCGGAGATAGCCTCCATCGTCACCACTTCTGCGTTGAGGCCCGAACGATTAGTTTGGGAAGCGGTCCAAACTGGACACTTATACTCCTGAGCTAGTCCACGAAGCTCCTCATAGATAGATTCTAACTCATTACGCTTCTCTCTTTGCGCCGCAACAGGTCGAAGCAAATCAGCGTAGTCCACGATAATCATATCAATGGGAACATCCTTCATGCGGAGGCGCTCCAAGTGTGTTTTAAGAGTGTGAGTAGAAGCCGATTTGGTTGGATACTCCTTAATGATTAGGCGACCTTCAATGTCTTGCACCTCTTCATAAACCTTTTCTTTGAACGTAGTTAGATCGCCCAACTCAATCCTTGTGAGACAGCTATCATAACGAGAGCCCACCACGGTGTCCTGTAGCTCTAAGGTGTAGTGTACTACTGTCTTGCCCTCTTTGAGCGCCTGGGTGCCTAAGTGCACGAGAGCCATAGACTTGCCCGCACCGGTGGGAGCAATAACAACCCCCAGCTCCTTCTGTCCCAGGCCTCCCTGGCATATGCCATCTATAAGAGGCCACCCCGTTGTAACAGGGTTCCGGAACTTGGGTTTAAATCTTTCTTCGAAATCTTTTTTCCAATCATAACCAGCATCGTTATCTGCGCCGAGTTTGAGAGACTCATTGATCACCCGCGCAATCTCATCAAAAGATGAACTTTGTAAAAGACCAATAGACTTAACCATGGCTGACTTTAGATTTTGCTTGCGGCAAAAATCCAACGCAGTGTCTTTGATATACTCCTGGTTCTCTAGGGCAGCGGCGATCGCACGAGCATAATACTCTCTAACCTGCTGCTGTGTCATTTCATTCTCATCATCAATGCCGGAACGCAAAATAGTTCCAAGGATCTGACGCGAGGGGTGGACACCATACTTCTGTCTGTACTGAAATATTACTTTAGTAAAAAGCTTCAAGTAACGAAGCTCCAGAAAATTAATATCTAGAACCTCTTCTATTTGATCGGCAAAAGGACGGTCATCTAGAATGACCATGCACAACTGCTCTTGAAACGATTTGCCATAACGTGAAAAGGTTACCTTCTCTTTCGATTCCATGTTCACCTCTTTTTGATTCTACTAGTTTTTCAGCGCTTTGTCAACGACAAATCGATTCATGGTTGCGAATAGGTCGTCCCAGTTAAAAACCCCAAAGCCGTCTTCGTTCATCATTTTAATAATCTCGGTCCTATTAAACTCATAGCCCAAGTTATCAAACACATAATCAACCTTCTGTCTGCTTTGTCTAGAGAGGTTGGGGTCGTATAACTGCATCAACTTGTAGTTCCTTATAATTAGGTTTTGGTTCTCGATTACGCGGTCAAAAAATACCACTTTCCCCTCCGCTTTCTCGCAAAAATCCATAACCTCTTGAAATGAATACTCTTTGTCTTCAAATAAAAATGGTAATCTTTTTTTCACGGTCGGTAAGCCGGCGCCGCCGATGCCTTTGAGGTTGTCCGACTTGTCTCCGGCAATGGCACGTGCCATCGCAAAGTTGCATGGATGAATGCCGTAAGTTTCCAAAATATTCTTGGTGGTGAGTACTTCTTTCTGGATGGGGCGAAACAAAACTGTCTCGTCATCACAC